CTGTTGAGTAGATGATTGTGATTCTTGTGATTTCAAATCTTCATTTTTCTTAAATATGTTTTGTAAAATACTACCTGCATTTTGATTTTCCTTAGGCACTACTTGATTATTTTTATCCAAATAATCTGTTTCATTTTTTATTCTTTCGCTTCTTGCTTGATTCGATATTTTATCCATGAATAACACATCGCCTGTCTTTTCTATACCCCTAGCAATCCCTGATTGAATTTTTTGTCCAACAGACATTTTTTCCCAATTTACATCATCTTGTTTTTCGTCAATTTCTTTTCCGCCAACACCTGCATTCCCCAAAGCAGTGTCTACTGCAGCAACACCCCCTAATGCTATAGCACCAGCACCTAATGTCAATGCAGCACCACCGATACCGCCAGCTACACCGCCACCCATCATTCTTGCACCTGCACCAGCTTTTGCCCCCGCCGCTGCCTTTCCGCCAGATTTTGAAAAATCAAATCCGGGCAAACTTGTATTACCCCCAATATTACCCAAGAGATCAGCAAGTTTATCTGCTATAGATTGTGATAGTAATTCTCTATCTTTAGTTTTAGTTTCTTCATTATTTTCAGGAACACCTGGTTCTAAACCACCAGCAGACACCATAGGTGTATTTTGAATTTTATCATTTACGGTTACTTGCGGAATATTATTTTTTTGTTTTTCTTCTTCAAGATATGGTTCTATTCTGCCTTCTTTATCCGAAACATTTTTAATATCTGATATAAGTTGTTCGTTGGGTACTATATTTTCCACAGGCAATGCTTTTAGTATAGGTTGTTCGTTGGGTACTATATTTTCCGCAGGTGATGTCGTTGTGTTTTCTTTTTCTAATATAGCTCTTATTTTTATTGCTTCAACTAACAATTGTTTTTCTATTGCATTTTCTCTTAACTCATTAAGCATCTGAGAAATACTTACTAGCAGTCTATTACTTAATTCAGGATCTTTTGTTTTATTTTTCTTTTCAGCTTTGGATGTATCGTCTTCTGCAGCTTGTTCTTTTAATTCTTTAGTTGGTACTTTGGGTATTGATTCTTTAATTTCAATATCATTAGTTTTTAGTTTATCGGCAGGAATTTCTTCTTGCTTTGTATTTAATTGTTGTTCAAGAGTATTGGTATCAGTAAATGGATTTAAGAATCCTTTGGATAACCCCTTTAACATTGTTAAAAAAGGCAGTTTGTTATCATCTGTTTCATCAGATGTGTCTTTGATAGATTTTACACCTCGTTTTTTAATTTCTTCAGATAGAGAATCAATAGATCCTTTAAGATCTTTTAATGACTTTTCTACATCTTTATTATTTTCAGACGAGGTTATTTGATTTGCTAAATCTTTTACTGCTGGATTGCTATTATCCATTTATTATGTTGGCTTTTTAATTATTGGTCTAATTGCTGGTGGTGCGGTTGTAACAGGCGCGCAAGCTGCTGCTGGGGTTGCTCCGAAGCCTGAGCATGAAGGCGTTGTTGTTCCTCCAAATCCTGATGATGCTGTTGGGGCACCGAATCCACTGCTTGATCCGAATCCGCTTGGCGCAGGTGCGCTAGATGTTGCAAACCCGCTTGATGGTAAGTTTGTTGCATTTGTTGTTCCTATGGGGGTATTATTAGATACGCCACTTAATTTTTCTTGAGTTCTACCATATGCAGAGATGCCTAAAACTCCACCCATTGCTATATGAAATAAACCACCGCCTTGTAATGTTATAGGCACCCATTGTCTAAATGCGTCATTGGCGGCTTCGTTTTCCCAGAATTGTACAATAGTAAACATTATGGGAAATAGAATAAAATCAGATGCGCAACAGGCCATATACATAAGTGCCATCATTGGACGCCATTTTTTGCTCATCCAATCTTCATCTTTTTTAGCTTGTTTTTCTTCTTCTTTTTTAGCCATGATTATTTTCCTAAAGATTTAAGTTTTAATTTTTCATTTTGTTCATTAATATAATTGACCAATAATGTAGTATATATTTCTCTTTCCCACGGTATCATATTTTCAATCTCTGTTAATGAATATTTATGGTGATGCATTAGATTGAAATTTGATTGATAATAGTTTATCAAATTATCATGGGAAAGAGTTAGACGAAAAAATTTTCCAAACCCTCCAATTTAGTATTATTTACTGTTCCGCATGCTGGACACGTCACACTAATATTATGTACTATTTTGGGAATCTTTCTAAAAAATTCTTCTAATAAATCAAATTGTTTTTTCGTAAAAGAATTTACAAATATTTCCATTTCTTCTTTTGTAAATGAGTCGAAATATTCTTCTTTGGTATAGACTGCGGATATGCAATCACATACTAATTCTATAATTTTATCTGATGATATGCCATCTTGTATTTTAATAATTTCATCAAATTTAGGATATCTCATTACAACACCTATATTTTCAGTTAGCATTATTTTATTTACAAAATCTTTTTCTTTTTTAATTTCAATTTTAGTCAAATCCATGGAATATTCTATTTTTTCTCCGCAATCGCAATTAACTATTAGCTCGGTTGTTTCACTAATAGATTTGGCTCTAATATTTAAAAACAAATACTCTATATCAAAATGAGCCAATTTGTTCATATCTAGCGCTTTGAATGTGCAATTATCCACAAGTTCAATAACTATCCTTGAAACTTCGCTGCTATCGTTGCCAACATTAGTTAATAAAATTTTATATTCTTTAACTAAAAATGGCCTGTATTTAATTTTTTTATTGGTTGATGGTAAAATCAATTCATATGTCGGTGTTTCTAATATGGGCAATGTCATAATATGTCCTCAAATAAATTATGTTTTCGAAAGTGGTTGAAATTGATACGGTGATTTTATATTATCCCGATAGTCATCTTTTGTATTATATGGAGTAATTACTTCCCATTTTCTATAAGCAAACATTACTGTTAGGCGATGCATTTGATTTGCAGCTGCAGCATTTAAGTCCATTTGACTAATTGCTCTGGGAAATGCGTCAATTAAAGATACTGCATATTTACGTTTATCTGTTTCGTCTAATTGATAAATGGTTATTGGACACACATATTCTTTTTGGTAACGCACATTAAAAGAATTTGGATTAACTATAGAATATAACCAAGTTTCAAAGTATTTTTTAATTTCTAAATTTTTGTCAACATAAAATGTCATTGGAATACCTTCACCATTGAATTCCATGCCCACGGGCATTTGATACGCAGGTCCTTGTATTCTAAACTGTTTAGTTGTAACATTTATTCCCGGTAATTGACTTATTTCACACATTAAACTAACACCAGAAGATCCTGGACGAACCGCTATGTCTATTTCAAAGCGCGCGGGCCTAGATATGCCATTTTTTTTAATAGCTGCGGTAAATCGATTTAAATTAAAATCGGACATTTAATTCCTTAAAAATTTCTATTGTTGAAATCTCGCCACACCTGTGTTTTGTTTGCTTTCTTAAATTGCTCAACAGGTAATTGAGATGCGGTTATCCAATCATCATATGGTATTTTATAAAAACTAGATCTAACATGATTTGTCAAATATTGTTTTACTGCAAACTGCGCAGGTTTTAATTTGGCAGTGTTTTCTAATAATTCCCAAGATAATCTAACTCTTTTATCTGTACTATTTTTATTAGTAACTGCATATTCTGCCAATAAATTTAGTATTTTAAATCTAATACCATAGGGCAAATAATGTAAATTTATACCATAAAATCCGGTTGGTGTTTTTCTAAAAGGCAACACCAAAGGTAGTTGGTCGTAGTAAGGTAAGGTGGCTTTAAATTTTGGATCATAAAAATATAGATACATTTCGCCAGGAACTATATTTGTTACTATCTTAGATTCTGCTTTTAATTTATTCAAAGTTGATTGTGAGCTAGCTTTAAACAAAGTATCAATTTGTTGTCTATACCAATCGTAGGATTTTTTCTGTCCTGCGGAGTCAATTTTTATCGCTTCAAACGGATTTTTTGTTGCCATTTGCTTTATCTATTCCTAAATCTTTTTCGGTTAATATAATGAATTTCATTTTTCTATCTGCACAAAATTCAAATGCTGCTTTCCATTTGGCTTCATTTACACCATATTGAAACACTTCATCTATAAATCGCTTAGTTCTATTTTTTGGTATAGCTGGCGGTTTTGTAAATCTTTCGGGTTTTATTTCAACCAAATATGTTTCTATTATATTATCTTTTGTTACCAATTTTATAAAAAAATCCACAAAATATCTATGAATCTTATTATCCACGGGGGAAACATATGGAACAATAATTGTCTCTGACCCCCATTCTTTTATTGCTGGATTGTCATCGCACCATTTCATAAATCGCAATTCCCATAGAGATCTGTATATTACGTTGGAAATATCGCCTTTGTACTTTGCAGTATTTTTTACTTTAAAGCGCCCTTTATAGGTTTTGGTGTACATGACTAATATAAATAATTAATAACTATAATATTTATAGGAAAATAATGGCACAAAGATACGAAATAGGCAATTTTAAATATCCTGATGGCATAGGAACTAATCAGGATTTGCAACATTCTGTCACATTTTACATAAACGTAAGAAATAAATCCAAATTTTACAAAGGTAAAAAAGATTCTACAGTAAAGAATCCTGGTGCATCTGCAGGGAATAGCAATAGAAATTCGCCATTAGTTGG